TTTGATAAATCAATTACCGTTTACTCTGGACACTCAGAAAGAGAATCGCATGAAGGTTTAAACTTACTACTTGCAGTTCTTGATGAAATTTCTGGTTTTGCATCTGAGGTTGGAACTGGCAATGAGCAAGGCAAGACTGCAGAAAATATTTATAAAGCATTTCGTGGATCTGTAGATTCTCGTTTTCCAGATTTAGGTAAGGTAGTATTGCTTTCATTCCCTCGTTACCCAGGTGACTTTATTTCTAAAAGATATGAAGATGTTATTGCAGAAAAAGAAACTATTGAAAAGAAACATCTCTTTATTATGAATGAAGACCTGCCACATGATGATCCAAACAATCAATTTGAAATTGCATGGGAAGAAGATACAATACTTTCTTATAAGGTTCCAAAGGTTTTAGCACTTAAAAAACCAACTTGGGAAGTAAACCCTACTAGAAAAATAGATGATTTTAAATTAGCATTTTACACAGACCTTGGAGATGCCATGATGCGCTTTGCATGCACACCAACATTTGCATCAGATGCATTTTTTAAACAAAAGGATAAGTTAGAAAAATGTATGACATTAAGAAATCCAGTTGATAACTTTAGAAGGTTTGATGAATCATTTAAGCCTGATCCAGAAAAAATATATTATATTCATGCTGACCTTGCACAGAAGCATGACAAGTGTGCTGTAGCAATTGCTCACGTAGACAAGTGGGTAAACATTCAAGTTATTAAAGATTATCAACAAGTAGCGCCAATGGTTGTTGTTGATGCAGTTGCTTGGTGGGAACCAAAAGCAGAAGGTCCAGTTAATTTATCAGAAGTAAAACAATGGATCATTAATCTACGCAGACAAGGATTTAATATTGGAGTTGTTTCATTTGACCGTTGGCAATCATTTGATATTCAGCAAGAATTAAAAGCGGTAGGCATAAAGACTGATACCGTTTCTGTTGCTAAAAAACACTACGAAGATTTAGCAATGATGATATATGAAGAGAGAGTTGCAATACCAAGAATTCCTTTATTACTGGAAGAAATGTCAGAACTCAAAATTATGAAAAATACTAGAGTTGATCATCCACGTAAAAAATCTAAGGACCTAGCAGATGCTGTATGTGGCGCTGTATTTGGAGCAATATCACATACACCTAAAGATTCTAACCATGAGATTGAGATTCATACTTGGTCTACCTCTGCACGACTTGCAGAGAAGCAGAAGGCTATGGTAGAATTAGACAACAGGGAAATGCCTAACGATGTTAGAGATTTTCTTGACAGATTAAATATAATATAAAACTAACAAGGAGAATAATGAATTCATTTAAAAAAATCGCTTTAGTTATGGCTGCAGCCGTGACAAGCACATTTTTTGTTGCAATTCCACAGGCTCAAGCAGCAGTGACAAACGGATACGTTCTATCCGACACACTTGCTAATGGTGCTTATGGAGTGACCGTTCTTACGGATACAACAAAGGCTGAGGCTGGCGTTAATGCTGTTGTTGTTTTAACAACATCAGACACATTAGCATCAACCGCAGACGATAACGTATCTTTAGAAATCTCAGGTCCTGCAACATTTACAAACTTTACTGCAGCAGGGTCAAACCCTACTGGAGCAACACTTACCAGTTTAGGTAAACTGTTTACTTTTACAGCAACAACATCAACAGCAGTTACACTGCCAACAAATGTTAAGTTGACTGTTAATGGTGCAGGTACCGTAACGGTAACACAAAAGAAGAAGGTTGGATCAACCACTTCTACAGTTGACATCAAGACAATTTATGCTTCAACTACTGCAAAGACAAACATTTTGTCTGTAGCAAATAGTTTTGGCCGTGTCCAAGATACATCAACACAAGGTACACTTGCTTCTAGCACAGATGTTGTTGGATCAACAAGCATTACTAATGGTGGAACAGCATATGTAAACGTTCTTGCAAAAGACGCATATGATGCTACCCTTACAACAAGCGGTGTTATTCAAGCAATTGCTACAAACGGAGCAGTAGTAGCATGGGATGCAGCACCAAGCACACAGGTTAATGCAGTAGCAAAAACTGGTGTAGGCGGAGTACTTTATGTAACACAAGGTACTGCTAATGCTGGTAAACCAGTAGCAACCACAATTACTGTTTCATTTAACGGAACAATTTTAGCAACTAAGTCAATTAACTTTACTGGAGATGCTGCATCTATTGTAGTTTCAGGTGAAGACATTGCACAGGCTGGCGGAGCACGTACAGGAACCTATGACTTTGTAGTCAAGGATTCTGCTGGTAATCAACTAGCATCAATTACTCCAACTGCTGATACTGTAAAATATGACGCACAGGTAACTGCCGTTTCTGTTGCTGGAGCATCATCTGCTACAGCAGTACAAACTGGTGGATGGACATGCGCTGCTACATCAGGATCAACAAAGGTACGCATTAAGCATACTCTTGCAGATCTTTCAGTCATCTACTCAAATGAGTTTGATGCACGTTGTGGTCAAGCAGTAAACAAGTACACAGCAAAGTTTGACAAAGATTCATACCTTCCAGGCGAAATTGCAAAATTAACTGTATCTGCAACTGATATTTCAGGTGCTAAGGTATATGATGCAGCAACACTTGGAACAGGAGTAGCAATTTCTGCTGGTGGATTAACACTAGTTGGAACAGCAACTTCAACAGATGCATTTACAAACGGATCAAAGACTTATCAGTTTACCGTTGGTAACAATACTGGAGCATACAATGCAGTAGTTGATCTACCTGCATACGTAGCAACAGATTCTGCTAAGGTAGTTTCTTATAAGGTTGCTCCAAGCACAGCAGAGGTTTCCAATGCTGAAATCTTGAAGTCAATCGTTGCACTTATTGCAACAATCAACAAGCAAATTGCAGCACTACAGAAATTAATCCTTTCAAGGAAGTAATTTCTTAATAAAACTAGGGGGTAGATTAACTTCTACCCTCTTTTTTTATGCATTTTTTTTGTGTAATCCTATATAAATGGTATAATTGCTTATATAATTACACATTGGAGTTAGCCCCTAATTGAGAAAACTTAAGCGTAAACTTATAATAGCCTTTGGGGTAGGTTTATGTGTAACAATTTTCGGAATTATTGCTCCTGACCGTGCTGGGGCTACAGAACATCAAGAACAAGTTGTTGTAAGTCCTGCCCAACAGGCAGTTAATGATGCCCTTATAACGGCTACTACAGAGGTACAGCAAGCCAACACAGCCACAAACAATGCAATAGTAGAGATAACACAGGCACAAACCGAATATTCCGAAGCCCAACCTATCACGGCAGAAGTAGCCACAAAGATATCTCTGGCTAATACAGAAATAAATAATGTTCAAACCGCTATTAATAGTATTAGTAGTGTTGATTTATCTGTTACCCCAATAGATCAAAGTTCTCAGGTAGTTCAAGATGCAAAGGCTACAGTAACTACTGCAACCACCGCTATAAATAATATAACAACACAAATAACATTGGCTCAGACAGCAATATCTGAAGCCGTTGCAGCAAAAACAGAAGCGTCTACAGCACAAGCAACTGCTCAAACCGAACTAACTCAAGCAAACCTTGCTATTGATGCTGCTCAAACAGCAGTTAATAATTTACAAGCCACTATTGGAACTAGCACAAATGTTTTGGCTGGAGTAGATGATGCTGGTGTTCAAATGAATCTTCCGTTCGGAATGCAAATGGGTGGAACTGTTTATAATAATGTATTTGTTGGATCAAATGCAACGATAACATTTGGAACAAATGAAGGATGGGTTTATCATACAACTCCAGGCGCACCTTCTGTATCTATTGCTGGATGGGACTGGACTACTTGGAGCACAGGAACTGGAATTACATATGCGACTACTGGAACAAGTTTAGATATTGCTTGGGACTTAAGGCCTTTCCCGCAACAAGATGCTTCTACACAAATGGTTCAAATTAGATTTAATGCTGATGTTAATCCAAATGACGGGGCATGGATGGCAAGTGTAACTGCTAATGGACCAATACCAGATCAAGCAAGATTTAA